CAGTCAAGCTTCCCGTGGGATATTACTTGGCCTGACGCGCCCTAACAGGTGAGCTGTGATAGACCCAATTACCGCTTTCGCCACAGCCCAAGCGGCGGTAAAAGGCGTCCAAGCTGCCATTAAATTAGGCAAGGACATCCACACCATCACTGGCGAGGCCATGAAGTTCTTTGAGGCCAAGGATGTTGTCCAGCGGGCAGCGTCCAAGCCAAAGACGGGGTTTGCGGGATCGGACACGGCGCAGGCTTTTGAGATCGTCATGCAGGCCAAGAAGTTGGATGACGCTGAGAAGGAACTGAATCAGTGGCTTGTGCTTAATGGTCATGCGGATGTTTGGCAGCAGCTACTCATCACCAGAAACGACTTGATCCAAAAGCGCAAAGCGCAGGAAATCTTGGACGAGAAGAACGCAGCGGCTAAGAAAAAAGAGATGGATGAGCTAATCAACTGGCTCCTTGGTGGCGCAATTGTTATTTTGGTTTTGGGCCTTGTCTTTTGGTGGCTCACACTTTTGCTGGAGAAACACTGATGTTTGAAATGCTTAGCGGTGGTATTTTTGGCTCCCTCCTTGGGGGCATTTTTCGTTTGGCTCCAGAGGTGATTAAGTTCTTTGATAAAAAGAACGAGCGCGACCATGAGCTGCTTATGTTTGGTCAGCAATGCCAACTGGAGACTTTGCGGGGCCAGCAAAAACTAGCCGAGATTGGCGCGCAGCGGGAAGCCACAGTAGATGCTGGGGTCATGAATGCGTTTAACTCCGCAATAGAACAGCAAACCGAAATGGTCAAAGCCGCAGGCGGCTGGGTTGCTAGCTTGTCAGCATCTGTGCGTCCCATAGTTACATACTGGATTTTGTTCATCTGGAGTTTCATTCACGTTTGGTTTTCTTGGAATGCGTGGGTTACCGGATCCCCGCCAGATGTGGTGTTTAAACTAATGATGTCCGGCGACTTCTCTGCATTGGTATCTGGCACATTAAACTATTGGTTCCTTGACCGCACCTTGGCAAAGCGTGGGCTATGAACTTGGATATCGCAGCGGCACTGTGTAAACAGTTTGAGGGGTTTAAGGGTAAACCCTACCTCTGCCCTGCGGGTATTCCTACCATTGGGTATGGGTCTACCTATTACGCAAGTGGTGCAAAGGTTGCACTAACTGATCCACCAATATCAGAACCAGAGGCAGCACAACTGCTTCTTCACGAACTGCAATACACTTTCCTTCCCGGTGTATTACGTAACTGCCCAATCCTGCTAACAGATGAGCCTAAGTGCAACGCCATAGTTGACTTTGCCTATAATTTGGGTGTAGGTAGGTTGCAGACAAGCACACTCAAGCGTAAAATAAACGAACAAGACTGGGATGGCGCAAAAGAGCAGTTAATGCTGTGGACAAAGGGCGGCGGGAAAGTCTTGCCGGGGTTGTTTAAACGCAGAACTGCGGAGTGCAAATTGCTGGACTAACCTATGCCGCTACAAAAGTTGATTTTTAAACCCGGGGTAAACCGTGAAAATACCCGCTACTTGAATGAAAGTGGCTGGTACGAAAGCGACAAGATCCGGTTTCGCCAAGGAACCCCCGAGAAAATTGGCGGGTGGATTCAGTATTCTACGTCTACATTCCTTGGGGTTTGCCGCAACCTGTGGAACTGGATTACCACTGCAAATGTTAATTATGTATCTTTGGGTACAAACCTTAAGTTTTACATTACTTATGGCAACACGTACTTTGACATCACCCCTGTACGTTTAACTGCAACACTGGGAGCAAACCCTTTTGCAACCAACACCGCCACCAACTCGGGCGGCAAAACCACAATTACTGTAACGCATACAGCACACGGCGCTATTGTCAACGACTTTGTAAGTTTTTCTGGGGCCACTGCGGTTGCTAGCGTCACGGTCAGCGGGTCTTACCAAATTCTTACAGCACCAAACGCTAACACATACACCATCCAAGCTACCGGCACAGCAACAAGTTCTACGACCGGCGGAGGCAGCGCTGTAGTCGCAACCTATCAAATTAATACTGGCCCCGCAATCCAAGTGCCGTTCTATGGCTGGGGTGCTGGCCCTTGGGGATTTGGAACTTGGGGTAACGGATCCACCGTTAAAACTGACTTACGTCTGTGGGATGCGTATAACTTCGGCGAAAACCTACTGTATGGCCCAAAGGGTGGCGGTCTTTATTATTGGCAGGTAAGTAACACCACAGCCAATCCGGGCGTGCTTTTGAGTAGCTTGGGCGGCAACGTTACCATCACTATCGCATCTCCAGCGGTTGTTACATATACTACCGCACTAAAAGAAGGTACGGCTATTCAGTTTGGCACTACCGGCGCTCTTCCTACTGGGATTACCGCTGGCACCACTTATTACATCAACAACCTAGCAGGTTTAACGTCACAGCTTATAGATTCAAGCGGAAACACTATAAACACATCTGGCTCGCAGTCTGGCACCCAGTACATATCTAATCTAGTAGATGTGCCGGTCATTCAAAACAATATCTTGGTCTCGGATGCTTCTCGGTTTGTGTTTGTCTTTGGAACCAATAACTATGGCGGCACTGCAATTGACCCCATGTTAATTCGTTGGTCGGATCAGGAAAACCCATATGTTTGGACTCCCGATGCCACAAATCAAGCTGGCAGCATCCGCCTTTCTCACGGCTCGCAGATTGTTAGCGTCATCCAAACCCGCCAAGAGGTGTTTGTTATTACCGATCAAGCGGTATATGGCTTGCAATATATCGGCACACCCTACGTATGGCAGACTCAAATTTTGGGCGACAACATCTCCATCATGGGGCCAAACGCTGCAGCGCTGGCTTCTGGTGTCATTTACTGGATGGGTATTGATAAGTTTTACAAATATGATGGTCGCGTTCAAACATTAAACTGCGATCTGCGTAAATATATCTTTAATGATATAAATTTGTATCAAAACCAGCAGGTATTTGCCAGCACTGTAGAGGCATTTAATGAGGTTTGGTGGTTCTATTGCTCAGCTAACAGCACGACAATTGATAAATATGTTGTGTATAACTATCTTGAAAATGTTTGGTACTATGGAACAATGGCCCGCACGGCTTGGATTGACTCGGGACTCCAACCCAGTCCGTTGGCTACAACCTACAACGGATACACAGTCCAGCATGAACAAGGAAATGATGACGTTGAGACAGGAACGCCAGCACCAATTTCCGCATATATCTCCTCCTCGGAATTTGACATCGGGGATGGAGATCATTACTCCTTTATATGGCGTGTACTTCCAGACTTGACCTTTAGTGGGACTACAAGTGGCTACACCGGTCAAACAACGATGACCTTGTATCCCATGCAGAACTCCGGCTCAGGAGCAAGTACCCCGGGCGTAATGGGCGTCACCCAAAGCGCAAACTACAATATCACCGAAGAATTTACAGGCATCGTTTACACGCGCGTTCGCGGTCGCCAGTTAATCTTTAAGATGGGCAGTACCAATCTTGGAACCGCTTGGCAGTTAGGCGCACCAAGGATAGACCTGCGCTTAGATGGACGCCGTTGATGGCACAACTTCGCATCACAAACCCAGCGCCCCCCAATTTGCCATTGGGGACAAATGAGTACAGCCGCCAATACCAAGATCAATTTTCTAACGTCTTGCGTTTGTATTTCAACCAACTGTTTAATGCGCTAGCAGGCCTCTTAGGAACAGAGGGTGGCAAATACTTACAGAATACTTACGGCGCATTTTCAAGCAGCCAATCACAAACGACAACAGCTAATACGGCTACATTGATGACGCTTGACACCACGGATTTTTCCAATGGCGTAAGCATTTCAAGCTCAAAAATTACAGTAACTAGCCCCGGTATATACAACCTTCAGTTTAGCGCGCAGGTGCAAAATCTAGATAACGCTCCGCAAGACCTATTTATTTGGCTTAAACAAAACGGAACAGATATTGCCGGATCAACTGGAATAGTTGGTTTGCCTGCAAGGAAAAATCCCGGCGATCCTTTTCACGACATTAAAGGCTGGAATTATTATTTGTCTATGGCTGCAAATGATTACGTTCAAATCTATTGGTCAACAACCAGCGCCAATGTATCTATTCAATTTTACGCTGCATCTGGCACACCAACCAAACCGTCTACCCAGTCAGTGGTAGCCACTTTATCATTTGTCTCGGCGCTCCAGTAATGATAATATCGGATAACCCCCATTTTGAGAGGCAAATATGAGCCTACACGCACTAGCAAACCACATGGCTGCGCACGGTCGCAACGGCGATTCCATGCTTGTCCACATGACGCCCCGGGAAGTAAGCGGGCTACAGTCATTAGCAGTATCTCAAGGTAAGTCAATGACGATTAATCCACATACTGGATTACCGGAAGCAAGTTGGCTGGAAGATACGCTTAAAAAGATTCCAGCCCCAATTGCTGGCGCGGCACTTGCTTTTTTTGCTCCAGAGCTAATGGGAACGTTTGGCTCTACTTTATTTGGTGCAGCAGAAGGCTCCGCAGCAGCAACCGCATTAGGCGCTGGCGCTACAGTTGGTGGGGTGACTGCACTAGGAACTGGCGATCTAGGCAAAGGTTTGCAAGCAGGCTTGGGCGCTTGGGGTGGGGCTGGGCTATATGGATCTTTAGCTGGCGACATAACCGGCGCTGAAGCTGGGATGGGATCTGTTGCAGATCAATCCGCAGCTGAAAATGCAAGATTAATTAGAGCTGAAGCATCAAACCCAGAAAATATTCTATCCGGCAGGACTGCTGAAGATATTGCTGCTGAAATGCCAGCTACGGGAACTTCAGCGCTGCAAACAAAACTTGAAGCAGCCGCAGCTAATCCATTGAAATATGCCAAAGAAAATTGGAAACCAATTTTAGCGGCGTCTCTGCCTGTGTTGGCTGCAAACCAAACTACAACGCAAATGCCAGATACAAGTTCTGGCGCTGGATATATTCGCCCATATTATTTCAATCAATATACAAAACGTGTTGAAGCAAGGGCTCCGGTACTGGCATCAGAATGGGGGCAACGCTCATTCCCGACCGCCAAAGAAGGCGGCTTGATGTCTTTGGCTAAAGGCGGTATTGCAGGATACGCCCCGGGCGGTATGCCAACCGGTGATTTTTTTGATACACCAGCAGAGCCAGCAGCCTCAACAGCGCCTAAATTTACAGACCAGCAAATTCAAGATGCTATTAACACATCGCGTCAACAAGGGTTTAATAATGACCAAATCCTTCAAGGCGCGCAAGCTAATTTTGGCGTAGATGTAAGCCGTTTTTTAAACCCAGTAACTCAGGTCACTGCCGCGCCAGCCGTATCTACAATTAATCCAGCCGCAATTAACCAGCTTGCATCAACAACTGCGCAAAATATTGGCGTTCAAAATGCTGTGACATCTCCAATCATGGGAGGCGTTGCGCAATTGGCCCAACAAACGCTTGATCAAAACCCCAATGTAGTTACAGGAAATGCCTCTACTGCAGCAGTAGGAACTGGAATGGGAACTGGATTTGGCTCAACGACTGGCGGAATATCTGCTTTAAACCAGCAAACAAATAACTTAGCTGATCAAAACGCTGTCAATATCCAAACATCATTTGGAACTAACGCAAGCAATGCAAACAACGCAGGAATTGCAGCTTTAACACCAAGCGCAGATCAACAAGCACTTGCTCTTCAAGCCGCCCAAGCTGGTGTAAACGCTGGAAAAACACCAGCTCAAATTGCTGCTGAGGTAAACGCCCAGTATGGCAAAAACTTCACCGCGCAAAACATAACAGATTTTATTGCAGCCAATCGTATTGATCCGCAAGCTGGCTCTGATAAATATGTTTCTAATATTGCCGCCGCCGTTGCTGCAAACCCCAACGCTACCGCTGCACAAATTCAAGCGGCTATGGTTGCAAATGGTTTGAATCCAGCTGATGTAGCAGCCGCTATGGAAAAGGCTGGGCTATCAAATGCCGCAGCTTATGCTGCAACTAGCCCCCAATTCCAAAGCACGCAAGCCGGTCAAACAGGATTGGCAGGTTTAAACGCCAACATTCAAGCTGCAATGGCAAATACCGCAGCAGTTAACCCAAATGCCACAGCCGCACAAATTAGGGCTGTTTTAGCTAAATATGGCGCTAATGATGCCGACTTTAAACGCGCCATGGGAATGACTCCAGACGAGTGGGATGCAAAGTACGGCACAGGTACAGGTACGGGTACAGGTACCGTAATTAACGTTGGCACAGGAACTGGAACTGGAAAAGTAATTGTTGTTGGAACCGGAACGGGAACCGGAACGGGAACAGGTACCGGTACAGGTACGACCAGAGGAACTGGAACTGGAACTGGAACCAGCTTAGCGCTTTTAACTGACACCAATAAAATACTGCCAATAGTTGATTTGGGCGGAGGCAATCTTGCTGTTATTAATGGAACTCAGGTTGCCACACAAACCGTCTCTACGCCAACAACTTTAAGCACAGCCAACCCGTTTGCTTTGCCAGTTGGCGTTGCAGGAAATCAAACTGCTACCATCAATCCAAATGGCACGGTGTCCATGACATCAGGGCAGCCCAATATGCCAGAGGGCGGGTATACAGGCATTCAATCCCTTGTAAATGCTTATACAAAGGGCGGAGGTAGCACTGGATATATTCCATACGCACCCAAAACAATGGCGGAATTTAACGCTAGATACGGAAACCAAACTGGCGGCTCCAAGCAGGCATATGACTACCTAATGGGTAAAGCACCATACCCAGTTATGCCGTTTACACCGCACGGTCAAGTTGCTGTACCTTATGGGCTACAAAGTGGTTTTGAGCAACCGGGGCCAAACAGCCGCTATCTCTATGATAAAAATGCTGGAACCTATAAGCCCAACCCTGACTACGTTCCAGTAAGCTATGACAAGAATGGCAATATCCAATATGGAACTTCTCAAGGATCAATTGATTCATTCCTAGCTCAACAAGCAAGAAATCCAACCCTGACTGGTCAACAGTTGTATGACTGGATGACCACCAACAACATAACACCAGAGCAAGTTGCACAAGCGCGTGGCGTGCCATTATCGGATGTGCTTGCGCAAATAGCTGCGTTTAAACCAAAAGATACTACAGCTACAGCTACAGCTACAACTACAGCTACAGCTACAGACACAGCCGTGGCAAAGAAAACATCTGCGGATAATGGCGGTGGCTCCGGTAGCAAATCTAGTTCCGATGGAAGTTCTGGCGGCAAAGATAGCGGTGGGTATTCTGGCACCGCAGCCCGTGGCGGTTTAATGGCTGAAGGTGGAACAATTTATGTTGGCGGCATGGCTCAAGGCGGTCAAACCCAATACAACCTTGGCTCCTACTCAGATGGTGGAAGATTGTTGCGCGGCCCGGGAGATGGTGTATCCGATAGCATCCCAGCAACCATTGGTCAAAACCAACCAGCCCGCTTAGCTGACGGTGAATTTGTTGTCCCAGCCCGCATTGTTTCCGAGCTAGGCAACGGATCTACAGAATCTGGAGCCCGCAAGCTTTATCAAATGATGGCCCGAGTGCAAAGCGCTCGCGGCAAAACAGTTGGCAAGAACCGCGTAGCTACCAATACACGCGCCGACAAATATTTACCTGCATAAGGATAGATCATGGCAGATATTCCAACTTCAATCACGCAGTATCAGACGGGCTTTGCCCCGCAACTTGCCCCTTATGCAGAAAACCTTTTGGGTCAAGCGCAAGCTTATACGGATGTAAACGCTAACCCATACATGGCGTACCAAGGAGACTTGACTGCACAGTTCTCTCCGCTTCAACAGCAATCCTATGAAAATGCTGCTCTTATGCAGACTCAGCCCCAGTTGCAAGCAGCAACTGCCGGGGCAGGTCAAGCAATGCTTGGTGCTTTAAACACAGGTTATCAATACAACCCGTATCAAGCGCAGTCGTTTACATCGCCGGGAACTGCTCAGGCATACATGAATCCGTATGTCCAGAACGTGATGGATGTACAGTCGCAAGCAGCCCGCCGAAACGCAGGTATAGCTGATGCCCAACAGCAAGCACAAGCAACTCAAGCAGGAGCTTTTGGCGGCGGTCGTGATGCAATCATGCGTGCTCAAGGTAATGCTAACCTCCAACAGAACCTAGCCAATATCCAAGCCACAGGTTTAAATCAAGCCTACAACCAAGGCGCTCAGCAGTTCAACACCGAACAGCAGGCAACTCAAGCCGCAGCCAATTTAAATGCACAGCAAGGACAGTTTGGTGCCGGGTTGGGATTACAAGGTTTAAACACTGCATTACAGGGTTCCAGCGCTCTTAATACATTGGGTAATAGCCAGTACAACCAGAACATGGGCATCAACCAGATGCAGAATCAGTACGGCGGTCAGCAGCAGCAGCAAGCCCAGAACATTCTTAATAATCAGTACAGCCAGTTCCAAAATTATCAAAACTATCCATATCAGCAGATGAGCTATATGAGCAACATTTTGCGTGGATTGCCGATGAACCAGCAAGGTGCAGCAATGTATCAAGCTCCTCCCTCTACATTGGGACAGGTGGCTGGTCTTGCCGCTGGAGCTAAAGCCTTTGGCGTATTGAAAAAGGGTGGTAGAGTCAAGGCTGGCTTACCCCATTTGCTTGCCAGCACAATTGGATAAGGAATAAAAATGTCTATCGCGTCGCTGCCATTCCCCAATTTAAACAAGCCCGTTGGGGCACCTCCAACTCAAGACCAGATGATTGCTGACTTGATCCGGATGAGCCCCGCCCAACGCGCCCAGTTTGCCCAAGAGCATATGGATGACCCTATCTCTTTATCCGCAGCCAAGTACGTGGATAACCAGATCAAGTCCCAAGCTCAAAAGATGATCCAGCCGCAAGGCCCAATGCCGCCGGTCAATCAGTCGGTGGTTCAATCTATTGGCGCTCCAATGCCGTCAACTCAGCCCATGATGGGCATGGGAAACCCAGCTCAGCAACCCGTCAACCCAATGCAGCAGCAGAACGAAGCGCGTTTACAGCTGCCCGGGCAAGCCGCTGCGCAAGCCAATGAACTCCCCGAGAATTCTGGTATTGCTCGTTTACCTGCCAAGATGAACTTTGCTGATGGCGGCATCGTGGGATATGCAGATGGTGGCGTGGCTAGGTTTGATGTGGGTGGTTTAAACGAAGTAGCATATCAACCCGCATATAGTCGCAGACCTAGGTACGATAACGCTGATTACATTACCGACGAACCGGATAACACAGATAACTACGGCTATCAAATGATGCCTGTGCGCGGAGAGCTTTCCGCACGTGCGCCTATTAATATAGATAATGTGTCACCAGTCTCTCCGCATCGCGGATATATTGGAACTTCTCAAGCTCCTCAAGGCCCGAGCCGTGGGTTCCAGTCAAAAAATCCAGCCGTTCAAGCTGGCGTATATCCTGAGCATATATCTTCACCGATGGGGGTTACTGCTGCACAGCCTACTGTACAACTACCCGCTCGCCCGACGCAAAATAAAACTGCGAAACAAAGCTCGTTGATGGGGCCGCCTGTAAGTGCAATGATGCAACCAGATATTCCTGCGGCTAATCCCATGAGCATGGATCCAGCGCAGCAACAAAGATCTGCGGTAGATGCTTTGGTTGCAGCCCAGCCAACAACGCAAGATGTCCCAACAAATGCTATGCCGGAAGCTGCAAAACCAGCGGCAAAAGACGCAAGCGCAATGACCTCTGATGACTGGTTGGCTTTAGCTGCTGGTTTATTGAGCAATAAATCTCAATATGCATCCGAAGCTCTGGGATCCGGATTGCAGTCGCTTGTATCTGGCAGAGCAGCCCGCAAAGCAGCCGAATCTCCGCAAGCACC